TACGCCGATTCCGGCTGGGTTCTTGCAACCAATGGAACTATCACACTAGGCACCACGGCGCTGACATTTCAGCAATTCAACGGATTGGGACAACTGACTGCGGGCACAGGCCTGACCAAGTCCGGCAACACGCTTTCGATCACAGCTTCTGGCGTAACTGCTGGCACCTATTCGAGCATGACGGTCGACACCACCGGTCGGGTCACGGCGGGCACCAACCCTGGCTACATCACAGCCAACCAAAACATCACCGTCTCGGGCGATGTCACTGGTTCAGGCACGACCTCCATGGCGCTGACGCTCGCTGCCAGTGGAGTGACCGCTGGCACCTTTAACAACAGCGCCACTGCGGTTTCCCCCATCACGGTTGATGCCAAGGGTCGTGTCACTGCCATTGGTACGGCTGTAACGGTCACGCCCGCGTGGACCAGCGTAAGTGGAAAACCCACAACCCTGTCTGGCTTTGGCATCACGGACGCTTTGTCCACCAGCGCCACGATTGACGGAGGCTCGTTTTAACCATGGCCAACACCATCCTGCACAAGCGCAGCAGCACGGCAGCCGCCGTGCCAACCGCTGCGCAAGTCACGCTGGGTGAGTTGGTACTCAACGTGGCGGACGGAAAAATTTATCTCAAGCGCGCAGACGGCGTGGTCGTCACCTTTGTACCTGGCTACGTGCCGGGGCAGGGGGATTCCGCGCCCATGTGGAAATAACAGGAGTATCAAATGACCGCAATTCCATCCAAAGCCAGCCTAACTGGCGCTACTGTTACTCAGGGTCAGTTCAAAACTTCGCTCGATACTTTGAACGACTACCTTACCGGCCTGCTTGGTTCCGATGGCACACCGGCCACTGCCAGAGCAGCGCTCGGCGTCATCAATGCAACAGCCCCAACGTATGCACAAGTGATTTCTGCGCTTGGCTATACGCCGCCCCAGTCTGGTGGCACCGGTGCTTCGGGCACATGGCCTATCAACATTTCGGGAAATGCAGCGACGCTTGGGGGGTTCTCTGCCAGCAGTTTCACAACCGCCGAGTACGTGAATCTGAGCTTCAGTTTGTTTCAGAACTTCAACTCCTTGTCTGCGGGTGCATCGAGATCGGCAGGTTCTCCGTCTTTTTACCTCTGGTCGACCAATGGTTCACAAGCAGGACGAGGCGCCTATTACACCAACATGTTCTACATCGCTGGTTCTGGCAAGAGTTCCTACCAGGTCAACGTAGGTAATTGCCGTCTCACTATGTACAACTACACCACGACAAAAACTATTCAGGTGAATTTGTCGGCAGTCATTAATTTCGCATCCGACGATACCTACGCATTCCAGATTTATAAAAACGGAGTATGGGCTGCATCATTCGGTACATACAGCGCACGTGGTGTTCAGTCATTCAACTTTGGGACCTTTACGGTTGAGCCGAATAGCACCGTCACCTTTGACTTGTATGGATCCATCTTGAGTGGTTCGGGTGGCGATTCGATGATTCCTAATTCATTCACTGCAACCTACATCCAGGCTGTTTAAGGAGAAGACATGCAACGCCTTTACTTCAATTTTGAAATCGGAGATGTGCGGCTGGTACCTGATGCCAGTTGCCCACCCATGGAAAGCGAGACCAGCTTTCCAAACGCACTTGTACCTGACGACGTGACCATGGAGATGGTGTCTTTCAAGTATGCCAACGGACGAATTGAGCCAGACATTCACTTCCCCAAGATTCCGATTACGACACCAGCGGGGCCATCTGGCACCACCGCAACAGATACCACCACACCCACACCCTAAGGAGAAGATTCAATGGCCCATCCACAAGTTCAACTCAGCCTGATCAGCAATCTTTGGATCAAGCTCATGACGTTCGAAAATTCGGGCGACATTAACGCGGGCCACAAGCATGTCTTTGACCATCCAACGCTACTGGTCAAGGGCCGCATGGAAGTCGACATTGAAGGTGAGAAAACCGTCTTCGAAGCCCCGCACATCATCTTTATCGCCAAGGAAACTTTTCATACCCTTACTGCTTTGGAGCCAGGCACGGTGGCAGCTTGCATTCACGCAATACGTGATGGCGACGAGATTGAAGACATCGTTGATCCCGCGATGATTCCCAAAGGGGTCAACCCGAACCACTTGCCAGCATTCATCAAACCCCTCGCGTTTCCTCCGCAGTACCGTTAAATCAATTCAAGTCCAACCCAGCCGCCCGTGCGTCATGCACCGGCGGTTTTTTCTTTTTGGAGATGCCCATGACAGAAGAATCCACTAACACCCACAGCGCTGACATCCTGAACCTGCGCCCCGAGGACCTCGATGAGTTGCTCACCCGCGCTGCCGAGCGAGGGGCCGAGCGAGCATTGGCCTGCCTTGGTCTTGAAAACGGCCACGCTGCCCGTGATATCCGTGACCTGCGGGGTCTCATCGATGCCTGGCGTGAAGCGCGCCGAACGGCCTGGCAGACCACGGTCAAGGTTCTGACCACCGGTGTGTTGGCTGCACTGCTGGTCGGCATCGCCATCAAGTTACGGCTGATGGGAGGTCCCCAATGATCGAGACACTATTGGGTGGCTTGCTGGGCGGCGCGTTCCGCCTGGCTCCTGAAGTCTTGAAGTGGTTCGACCGTCAGGGCGAGCGTGGTCATGAGTTAGCGATGCAGGACAAGGCGCTGGAGTTTGAGAAACTGCGTGGTGCCCAGCGCATGTCCGAGATCGGCGCGGCTGCCGACGGCGCTTGGAACACTGGTGCAATCGAAACCCTGCGCGATGCAGTGCGCACTCAGGGTGAAAAAATTGGGGTTGCCTGGGCCGATGCACTTTCCAGCACAGTTCGCCCAGTGATCACCTACTGGTTCATGGCCCTGTACTGCGCTGCGAAGACAGCAGCATTCGCGGCGGCATTGTCTGCCGGTGCAGACTGGGGCACGGCAGTTTTGCACGCCTGGACTGAGGCCGACCAAGCGCTCTGGGCCGGGGTGCTTAACTTCTGGTTTTTGGGCCGCGTGTTTGACAAGGTTCGGCCGTGATCGATGTTCCGCAAGCAGCTATCGACTTGGCCAAACGGTTCGAGGGATTCTGCCGAGTGCCCAAGTCAGATCCTGGTCGTGCTTATCCGTATGTCTGTCCGGCAGGGTTTTGGACCATTGGGTACGGTCATCTTTGCGATGCCAAACATCCCCCGATTACCGTGGAGGAGGGCGAGGCATATCTTGTTGCTGACATGACCGACGCTCTCAGTGCGACGCTTCGTTACTGTCCGGTACTGGCAACTGAGCCAGTGGGACGACTGGCGGCCATTGTGGATTTCACGTTCAACCTCGGGGCCGGTCGATTGCAGACGTCGACACTTCGACGGCGGGTCAATCAGCGCGATTGGCCGGGTGCGGCGCAGGAGTTGCGGCGGTGGATTTACGGAGGCGGCAGAATACTGCCGGGGCTGACTTTGAGGAGAGGGATTGAGGTTTCATGGCTGCTCCGCAACTAGAACCGAAAGTGAGTGAAGAATTTGTGCTTTAGTCCATCAAAGACCACTGATGAATTTGGAGAAATCATCATTCGCCTCACCGGGCATAAGCGGAATTGCACCCACGCCATTAAACGTGATAATTTCGTTGGGAGCCATTGCCGGTACCATGGTTCTATCTTTTGGGTAAAAGACAAACACATTTCCCGGATATACCGCACTCGCGGTTTGAACACCTTCAATAGCATCAATGTAACAATGCATTTTGTGAATGTCAGCCGGTTTAACTGCGCCAATTAATTTCAAAAGCGAGTCGCTATCGTCATCATCAATGGTGTATTGAATGCTTTTGTATTTTGCATCCAGCACATGTACGACCGTCGCAGATCCATTCGCTAGAGCTTGCTCGATCACTATGTCTGGGCGCAATCGCAAGGAGTACGACCCGTGTGGCTTGCGGGTGTAAGTTCTATTGAAATGAACTTTCCATACGCCATCTGTTACTACCGCTGCGTTAACAATTCGACCTTCTTTAACGACGGCACTGCGCGACATGAATAACGCACCGGGTTTTAGTAAGGCTGCAGCAATTTTGTAGAAGACCCAATACTCATACAACAGTGATACATCCTTAAGTTCCACAATAAGTGCGTCTTCGACCATATCCTCAAAAAGATGCTTTGCTCCCATACGGCTACGCATATAGATTCGGTAAAGATCACGATATCCATGCCTTACCGCCAAGGTGGGTGACGAAAACGGAATAGTATGAAGGTATCCAACATCTTGAAAAAAGGGCATGCGGAGCAAGGAGCGGCTCAAGTCAAGTAGCTCATGGCACTGTCTATGTAACGCTCCATAAAGCATGCCTTCGTTCAAAACAGATCGGCAAACCTGTTCAACGTCGAGCAGTACGTGTTTGATGAACCTATTTTCGGAAGTGTCAATCGATACTGTGCCTTGAACACGTAAGGCTTTGAGTGGAAATAGAATGTCGCTCATTCCAGTGATTTTCAAGCCAGGTCGTCCAGCCGAAAGAGGGTGTGATGAGGGCAACCGTGCATAGGACTGGTTTGATTCAAAAAGTGATTTGAGCGTTTGACGCGATGGCTTCCTGGCATTCCAAATATGGTCACGGACATGTTCGTCAACGAGACGGCTATGTGGATTACGAATAATTTGCTCTACAAATTCAGTTAGCCCTGGTTTCCCTTCTTTTTTGAAACAGGTTTGTCGGTAATAGTTGAATCGTTCAAGAAGGCTTGCTTGATTCAATTCAGGGGCATGTGTACGATTGGCACTAGGTGCTGAATTTGATGAAAAGAGGATGTGTCTGGATAACTTGGCTAGGTCATCAAGTACGATTTGATACTGGCGCATGCCAGTCTCGCCTTCAAGGAATTTTTCACTTCGAATGTCATATTCGCGTCCAAAAATGCGAATGAGTCCAATCTGATTGACCACACGCATGGTAGCCACGGTATTCCTGTGGTTCCACGACACAGACTCTTTGATGCCTGCCATCGTGAGTGCATCAATAATGGCATTCGCGTCGTTCGTTGGAAATATCAAGTAGTACTGGGTACCCTCATATAGAACGCGCTCCACTTCATTGGAACAATTAGCGTCTTGGAAAATATGCAAGACAATTACTCAATGAAATTGGCAAAACCGTTTAAAGTCAAAGCTTTTGCCATTCGTTTTAATTTTTCAGCAGAGAGCGGATATTTCGTTGATGAAGGCTCCAGCCTTTCTACATCATCCCATTCCATTGCGGCGCCCATTGCATTTGTCGCAATAAGGGTGAGTAGTTCGCGCACTGGAACGTCAAGCTTACTTTGAGGGCCGTTGAACTTGGGCAAGATCTTTTGAACCATCTGCCTATCTAACGCTTGAGTGACTAAATTGGTACTTGCTTCACAATAAGTCATAGCATTGAGTATGAATCGAGAAACCTCATTAATCACTCGATATCCAAAGTGCAGGTGGTGTCTTTCAAGGATCTCGTGTGCCGCTGTTAAAAACAGCTTTGCTTCTTTTGGAATGTTCTGAAAATCAGTTTTTTGGGAAAGCTCGAACTGCGTCAAATCCGGAAACGTTTTGAGTATAAATTCTGAAAACAATGCTGTGGCAGCTGGTTCGCCAGCTACAACACCGTAACCCTTGATGTCCACGTCGTTGAGTTCAATCACATTCGCACGGTCAAGCACTTTTGAACTGAACATGTAAGTTGACTCGTCAATGTTTACGGTGCCCGTAACAAAAAGGTTTGGCGGCAATGCAACGGTTGGACCAACTAGGTCGAAATATTCGTTGTTTGTGTTTAACCAGCCTGTATCAGAATGGATATGAATAGGCTCTTGTGCGAGATGTCCTGATTCCAGGTGACGGCTTTCCAAGCAGCTTAAAAAGTCGCTGAAATAGTGTTCAACCTTTGCAAGATTCATTTCATCAAGGATTAAAAAGAACGGCATGTCCGGGTGTTCATGAGCCGTCAAAATGAAATTTAATGCAGGAGTCAGGTGGTAACGTTGATCTATGAAGTTGTAATGGCCAAACAATGGAGTTGCATCAGTCCAGTCCGAACGCACAGAAATGAAGCAAGAGTTTTTAATATGTTTGCTTTCCTCTTTGTCCAATTCTTTGGATTTGGCAATTACAGTCTCTTCGTTGACTGAAGCGATACGTAAGCGTTTATCGGCGATTTTCTCAAGCTTCAAAATAGTGCCAGCAGCGTAATTCTTTGCAAAGAACGATGTTGAATCGTAAGATGGTTCGCCACGTTTGGATTTGAAACGGATGCGCAAGAGTGGGCTGCTAGCGCGCTGCAAATAAGCCATGGCTTGTAGTTCTTGTCCGTCTGGTGTCTCGATCGAGAACTCAAAAGGGTCGCAAATGTTGTCATCAGCCCCTGAATTGCGAAGCGCGTCGATTCGGGGTTGAATTGTTGCAATCTCGGCAGCGCTTAGAAGTGCGTCAAGATCGCTGTATTTGAAGTTTGCGCGTCCATCGCCGGCTCGCACAGCTTCTGTAACAGTCATGATGATCCATTGACCTGTGGGTGCCTTCGCATGTGTCGATGTCGCAGTGGGCAGTGGTGTTTTTTGGGAGGCTGCGAGAGCTGGCGTACTGAAAAACTGAGCGATCTTTGTCTTGCCAGTGCCTGAAATTCCAGAAAGAATGACAAAGGGCTTCGTACGCAAGGACAAGCAATATGATGTCAGCAGTCCACGATCGAAGTTAAATCCTCGGTCTTCGTAATGCTTGTAGTACGCTTCGTAAGCCA